CTCGGTATGGTTTCCATAAACTCGATTAGAGCCTTGTAGTAGTCGGAGAATACGAACAACTCCTCGTCTGGCTGCAAGGGGCTTCCGTCTGGCTTGCGCCAGTTGTCTGGCATAGGTGTCGGCAAGCCGAAAACATCGTTCGCGCCACTATGAATGCCCTCTGCTAATTTTTCTTTCAATTTTTGCAAACCATCTCGACCAAGCGTATTCTCAAAACAGGACAATACACTCGGCATATAGACCTTTACGGTATCGTCAAACACTGGCGTTACAAAGCCACAACTTGTCGAACCCTCAACCTCGTGCCTGTACTCGTCGCTCTCTGGCATTTCCTGCCAACTTGCAAACACAATAGGCATAGCCCACTTGTATCCCCGCCATTGAAAGACTGTTTCCTTGAACTTTGTCCAATCCGAAGCAATGAAATCCATAAACTCCCTGAAAGTACCAAACCTTTCCTGACTCATTTCGTACTGCTGCCAACTGCGGTATGTATTGAACAGCCTGTACGCCCAAGAGTAATACGGATAGTGCCTGTCCTTCGAGAAACTCTTTGTCGGAGAAACACATTCAACAACATTGTCTGGTGCTGGAGGTTCTACGCCCGCTTCATCCCAGTAGTCTTGATGGTCGGGCTGTGAAGCGTACCATAGTTCTGGTTCATATTCCTTGCCCCAGCCGACTGTGATTTTAGTCCGTGTCCTTGCGGTACAGCCGTCCCCGCCTACCGTGAACACGCCCCTTGACCATTCGCCACCGTTAACCGAAACTTCATATTCAATTCCTTCGGGCTTGCGGAATATGAGCATATTTCCCATTGCAAACGGCTCTGCACAGCCAGAGAAGTCGGGAGTTTCGCCCCCCCCTCCCATCCTTGCCTGTCCGAACCGTAATTCATAGTCATCGGCTCAAGCGTAAAACGCCTCCATATCTCCGCCTGACGCATAGCCTTTTCAGCCTCCGCCTCCGTGCGTGCCGACCTCGCCTTCGCCATAAGGCTGTCGTACACCTTCGCACTCCTCCTGATGTTGTCGCCTATCGAACCATTGTTTTTCATAATTCAAAGTTATATTATATATAACTTATTTATAAAATCAAAAACACCAGCCGAGCGTTTCAGCGGCTGGTGTCGGTATAAACATAAACATAAGAAAACAGTCCTGTCAAAGCGTCTCTCGGAACGCAAGTATCTTGTCCCTCAACTCCTTGTGCCTGCAAGTCGGACACTTGCCAGCCCCTGCGCAGTCGTGGCATCCGAAAGCGTCATAGACCTTCGCCAGTGCTTCGTTCATCACGAAGTTGTGGTAGTGTACGAAATGCTCGCGGAGTATCTCCTGCACGGGTATCGGGCTTGTCGGGTCTATGCAACGGCTCAAAGCGCAGTTGACAGTGTATTCGAGTTCGTCCTTGTACTTGTTCCTCTGCAACGCCCTCGCAAGAGCCTTGCCCCTGTCAGCCTCCACCTCCTTGTAACGCTGTGAAGTTTCGCGCCCGTCGGCGACATCAAGCGATGAGGCGTACCCGTACTCCAAGTCAACATTGTCCCGAAGTGCCCTCTCTATCATCGAAAGTTCAAATGTGTCGAACGCACCTTTCTTCAGGTTCTTGCGAAGCCACTCAATCCTCTTCTCGATTGTGTCCTTGTACTCCTTCCGCGTATATCCCGCTGGCATAACTATTCCTCCTTCGATGCTTCACGGGCTTTTGCCTGCATTTCGTCAAGTACCTCGTTCGGTATGCCCAGCCCGACCTTTACCTTGCGCACAGCAAACGGCGTTGCAACCGGGTCGGCAACAAACTCCCTCGCCTGAACCTCCGTAGGGAAGATTATGCCGTTACCGAGCATCCTGTTGAGTTCTTGGTCGTCAAACACTATCACATACCCGTCGCGCATCATACCGCCGTTGTTGAAAAACTGAAGCAACTTCTCGTCAATTATGCGGTTTCCGTCCGCACCTTTCTTTCCTGAATTTTCCATTGTGTTATTTTTATAATTAAACATTTAAACATCCTAATCGTCAAGGTGCATATCACCGCCGTAGAACGGCATAAGCGCACCCCTGCGCACAAGTTCCTTTATCGCCTCCGTCTTGCCCTTGCCCTTAACAAGCGCACGGACATCCTCTTCCGAAATTCCAATCCTGCGGAAGTCCCACTTCTGACCGTGTGAGTTCATTACGCGCACCTCCCAGCCTTGGTAATGGGAATTGAAATCGTTGTACTCTATCGTCAATACCGCCATATCAATATGATTTTTTACTGGTTTATGCTCTCCATTCGCTGTCTGGGTTGAACTCGACATTGCCGTACTCGTATGCGAGCGAATGCTCCCTGCCTCCGTCCATCGCGATGAACTTCAGGTCGGAATAGCACACAGCCCACTTCCCGCACTGCTTCTCGAAGTAAGCCTTCGCCTCATCCACGCTCTTGGCGAATATGATGCCGATGTCATACACGGCAACGCCTCCATCGGAAAACATCTCCTCCCCGTATATCAATGCGGACACAAGCCCCTCGTTCCTTGCGCGGGATGTGTTCGTCGCATACGGGTTCTTCACCGCCTCCCTGTAGTCGTCCGCATCCGCCATACGCACCGTAACCCTGCCCTTGCCGTCTATCGTATTCGTATATGGCGTTCTCGCCTGAACTATGGTCGATGCCACTGGGGAGTGCCCCAGTTCCTCGCGAGCCTTCTGCTCCTCAAGCATAGCAATCTTGCAGTTGAGGTAATACTGGGCTTTCTTCAAGTCCTCTATCTCCTTGTCAATCTGGCTTATGCCCTCCTCCTTCTTCAAGCCTGCACGCCAGCAATACTTGATTACATTGCCTATCGGGAGGTCGAAATACTTGATTACATCTATGCACTCTATCGGGAGCGCGTTGTAGTGCGAAACTTTGTTAACTCTGTCGTCTTTCATTTCCTTACGCTTTTGTTGTTTTCTTTCCAACACTAATATATAGTTAATAAATAGGAATTTCAGAAAAAATATAAATAAGTAAGAATATATTTTTGAATTGGATATGGTACACATAAAGACATTCGACGAGTTCTGCGGAGAGCCGCTGGACGAAGGGCTTTTCGGCTTCGGAAGCAAGAGCATATACGATGCGTACATACTGTGGTGGGCTGATGTAAGGAGATATGCGCAGGAAGAGGGCATAGACCAGAAGAAGTTTATGGGCGAATGGACGAACGGCATCAGCAGGGAAACGCTGGACGACATTATCAAGAAATACGGAAAGATAGACAGCCTGACCAACAGCACGATGACAATAGAGAAGTTCACGGAGGCTTGGAACAGGTCTAACGAGAACATACTGAAGGGGAAATACCTGCGCATCTACGAGGGCAAGAAACGCCCGCAGGCGAATATGTGCATATATATGCTCCGCAGGGACTTGCACTCGGTAAAAATCCATCTGGGCAACAACTGCAAGGACGACATCGGGAGGATGCGCGAGGAGGACTTCCGATTCTATGTGAAAAGGGAGGAAAGGAGCGATATGAAGAACGGAATGTCCGAAGAAAAGGCGAAAAGGCACTTCACGGTCAGGGAGTTCTGCGATATGATGAACCGCCTCAACTGCGCGGGCGAAGGCGACTTCAAGCCAGAGGAATACTACATACGGGTATGCAGGTTCATACCGTAGGAGCAAACCCGAACAGTACGCAAAAGGAAAAGCCCGATATTGACTATCGGGCTTTTCCGTATTTACGACAATAAAAAATAAGCCTTAACCGTATGGAAAACCTATGAAAAACTATGTTCTTCGCCAGTTCCTCCTTCCTGCTTCACAGAACCACCGCTTTTTAGGTTGCATAAGCAACGGTCATCCGCTGTTGGATTCTCCACAGGCTTGTATTCGGCAGTACGGCTGCCTATAATCTGGAATGTCTTGCCGCATACATTCCGCATATTATTTATATTATATCTTATTTATATTTCGGGAAACCGAAATATCGGCTGTACAGCCTATAAAGCGCGTCTATCGGCTATACAGCCTATATTACGCGCCCGTGAAATTCCGCTGGTCGCCTCACATAGAACGGCTGGGGATACTCGATGCCAGTGGAGAAGTCCGTACACTCGAAGCGGAAGAAGGCATCGTCCACCTCCTTGTAGTCGCCCCTGTAGTCGGACATAAGCCTCTGCGCGTGGCTGAAGTGCCTGCGCCCCTCGGCGACCTCGCGGAGCACGCCCCTTGCATCGAACAGGTCGTCGCAATACTTCATAAACTCCTCGAACACGGACTGCAACAATGTCCTGCTCTGCCTTACCGCAATGTAGTCGTCCTTCGGTCTTTCGTTGAGCCAGTTCATAATAGCCTTGACGCGGTTATCGACCTCCGTTTTCTTCCCAATGTAATTCTTGTAACTTTCCACCGTGATTATTATTTTTAGAAATAAACAATATAGCCGTTGCCGAGTTCAAATGTACCGCCCGAATATGTGCTCAAAAAGAACTTTGCGCCTTCGTTCTTCACCACAATCTCAACGACCTTCTTCCAGTTGCCCCCCGATATGATTTTCTCCGCAGTCCTGCGGTTGATACCGCAATTCTCCAGAAAGCCAATCCATTCTTCATCCCCCATTGCGTCCTCAACAAAATCAAGGGCGTTCTGGTGGTTGTCACCAGTCGGGCTTAATATCGACCTCCGCGCCTCCTCTTCACTTTTATATACGCTCCCGTTGCAACCGTCGGCATCGTTGCAGAAGTAGTTGTCGCTCCCCCAAGTGATATTGCCCGTATCTATGCCGTACCTCTCCTTGAGTTCAGCCATCACCTCCCGCTGTATCGGGGTGAGCGTCTGGTCGGCTTCAGCCATCTCGTTCAATCTCCTGATGTGTATCATATCAAATTCAAATATATTCTATCATTATTTATAAACCCGCAACTAATACCTGTGCTTCGGGCAGGCTGGGTGCTTCGGGTTCGTAACACCGCACTCTCCGTACGGGAAATCTCGGCACGACTTGCACTTGCGCACATTGTTCCTGTTCGGCAGGCAGGCGGTGCATCGCCTCGCACGAAGCCCTCTCCGCCTTCCGTTCTCCATTCTCTCGTAGGGTTCAAGCCCCATATCCGTATTGTTCATATCGCAATCTTTCCTTTCAACCATAATATATGGGGAATCCCCGAAGATTTCAGAAACGGCTCTTCTTACCTTCAACCAACTTCCGACATCTCTCCATAAAATCCTCCCTGTCGGATATGAGCCTCTCGGCTTCCGAATACAGCCTGTCCCATATTGCTTCGGGGACTTTCACGGGCAGTCGGAGGAACTTGAACACGCCCCCTTCGCCCTCTGGATGGACTGGGACTGCGAACTGCTCGGCTTCCGCGTCCCACCGCATACCCTTCGCATCGGCTACCGTAATCCGCCCCCTGAACAGCCCCCAGCCGACAAGGTACGGAAGCACATCCCTGCGCAGGTACACGAAGCAACCCTCGTCGGACGGAAACTCGTCTGGCTTTACGACATTCCTCCCGTACCTCTTCGAGAGCGCATCGCAGGTCGCGTTGAACACGGAGAGCATCCTCGTGCCCTTCTGTATCTCCCTGACCAGAGAGGAATACTCGGCTTCGGAAATCGGGACTGGCTTGCGGGACACCCACATCTGCTTCGGTATGCCGTCCTGCCACACCGAACCGTTGAACCACATATCAATCTGTTCGGCATCAACGAGCCAGTTGTAATCGTGGCGTGTTTCGTATCCGCCCCTGAACACGATGAAGTCCGTGTTCCCTTCCCGACCTGTCTCGACTATGAAGCAGGGCAGTCCGTCTTCCTGTTTCCGAATGCCAGCAATATCCATATTCCGAATAATAGTTATATATGCGTTATTTATATGCGGGTGTCTGTCCACTCCGCTTTCGGGCGGCTTCCGTCCGCTTACCACTTCGCTCTTGCGCCACTCACTCCCGCTGGTCGTTCGGGACGCTTCGTTCCCGCTCAAGTGCTTTTTATCCTCTCCGAGGAAAGCACTTTCGCTGTCGCTACCTGCACCCGCCCGTCAAAAAGCGCGGGGGCGAAGCACGCTTCCCTGACGGTCGCGTGCCCCGACCGCCCGCCTTTTCGTCAAATCCGCCCCCTGCGCTGTCTGGGGCAGGGCTGTTGCTTCGCTTTATCATTTGTTATTTATTATCAGCCATCGGCTCTTTCGACATAGCCTTTCAGGGACTGCGATGACATATCGGCAGTATCGGCAGACCGTATGGGCGTATGTTCGGGAACTACCATACGCTGTAAAGTCCAAGCCAGCATATAGTTCTATAGCCCAAGCGGTATCCAGTCGGTAGGACGGCTACCAGCGTAGCGGTGGAGGTTTATGGTCAGGCAAGTCCACCTACATATTTCATACACGGGTTTCCATACTGTGCGGTCTGGAGTGCTCGCGGATGTCGGTCGGGCGGAATTTCGGCGGTGCGTGGCGGAAAATTTACACCGCAGTCGCGTGGTTTTGCACCGCGCTGGACATTCTTCCGCACGGACGGGAGCGTTTTTCCGATACGGGCATATACACCGAAAGCCGAGCGGTGGTTCTCGGCGCAATGTCTGGATTTATTTTGTTTCTGGTTGCCTTGCGGGACGCTACCGAGTGTCTGGAGGGGCGTGTCCGCCAGCCGTAGCCACCGCTTCATACCCGTATGCCCCGCACGCATACATATTGTAAGCCGTTGCAGTCGGCTTCGGACTGTCCTGCTGGGCTAATGCGTTCGACACGGTACACAGGAACATATTGCGCCTGTTGCAGAAGTCCGTGTCGTCCTCCATAATGAAACTCTCGAATGTGCGCCTTGCGGTGTCCTTTCCGCAGTTGCTCTCGTCAAGGTGAGCCTTGACGCTCGAATACAGCCTCATATAAGATTTAGCCTGCCTTGTGCCTATTGTGGCTTTCTGGCATACGCGGTATCTCCGCTTCCTGCTTGTTTCGATTGAGCACTCCTTGAGCATCTTCCTTATTGTCCGTTCGCACTTGCTGAATACACCTGACAGTTTCTTCACCATCAGGACACTTACGCCCTTTGATATGTCTATCTTATTGTATATCAAATAGTTATATACAGCAAGGCATCTTAATTCATATTTTATGCGGTTGACTTCCGAACTCCTTTTCCTCTGCTCGTCAGTCCAGCCCCTGTGTATGTCGCAGTCCGTTGCATATTTCCAGCCCTGAACAAACGCCTTCCTGATGTCCTTATCGGTGAACGGCTCGGACGACTGCGTGCCGTTGAGTTTTCCGCCCCCCGCGTCTATGAGCCTTCCGTATGCCTGCCTGATTATCGAGTACGCCTTCTCCTGCGTTATGTCTGGTTCGAGAAGCCTTACGAGTTTCGGGGACTTTATCCAGTATGCGTTGCGTCCGATGTGGTCATTGGCGTACGCCCCGTATATAGCCTCGACCTTGTTTGTGGAGTATATCTCGCTTATCTTCCTGAAGTCCCGACCGTATATCTCCGAGCGTGCCCGCGCCAAGTCCGAGAGTTCCGTCGGCTTCCTTTCCGTGTTCCTGCTCTTGCTTTCGGTCGGCTTTGCGTCTCTGTCGCTTTGCTTCGGCTCTCCCGAATACGCCTCGTGGAGAGCCACCGCCTCCGCCCAGTATCCTTCCCACTTGCCGAGTATGGTGTCCCAGCGGTCGTTCCCGCCCCAGTTCACGCGAACCCTGCTCTCGCCCCGCCCGTCCGTCGCCACGGTGAATATGCGGGCGTAGAGTTTCGGGGTGTCGTGCTGTATGAACTCCGTCCCCCTCCTCACCCTTTCGAGCCTTCCGTCATCACAGACCTTGTAGTTGGCGTACTGTTCGAGGTGGGTGCAGTATATGTTCCTGCACCTCCAGCCCGTGTAGCCTATGTCACCGCCGAATATAATGTTGAGGATGTGGGTGGCTATGATGTAGCCGTCCCCGCTCGCCGTCCCAGCCGAGAGTTCGTCGCACTGGTCGTTCCTGCGGTCGTACTTGTACGAGGTCTTCCGCACTGGCTTGTCCATATACCAGTGGAGTTGGTAGTGACCGTTGTGCGTGTTTATGCTCGCTGCGCTCGGCAGGGGCAGACCCGCGTCCGCAATCTCGGAGATTTTCGCGGATACTCTCGACTTGACTGCGGACAGGGTGTTTGTGCCGAAGGCAAAGCCGTCCTGCCCCATTGTGTAGTTGTCGTCTATGTCGAGAACTATGACCTGTCGGGTTTCGTGGGTAGTGCCAGTGCTCGTTGACAGGTATGTGGCGTTCGCCCTCCAAGCGTCGAGCAGGCTTTCGCCTTTCTTGCACTTGTACCTGTATATGCTGTCGGTGTCCTTCTGCGCACCGAAGTCCATAGAGCCTACATTGTTCGCGAATTGTATTATGCCCGGCTTGTTGGCGTGGTGCGTCCTCTCCGAGCATATGTTCTCGCTATTCTTTACCTGCTTGGTTATTAAGTATGTTCCGTTGGTTATGTCCGACCTTGATATAAGCATATCGGAAGCAAAGAACTTCCGCCCGTCGCCAGACTCGTATATCTCCTCGTTCCGTCTGGTTTTCGGGTTCAGCCCGCAGGTGCGGGTGTTTCGTATGCTTATTCTTTTGCTGTCGTCTGACATTGTAGTAAAAAATAAGCCACCCGACTGTGCCCAAGACTTTCGTCTGGAGGTGAACGCACAGCCGAGCGACTTTATATCTTTAACAATAGTTCCTTCACCTATTGGAACATTGAAAATCTACTTCTTCACTTCTATTTATAAATTGACAAATCAGACCTCGTTTACATCGTTTGCTTCGTTGACTTTAATTTTCCGCTGCAAAGGAAACGCTTATTTTTGAAACCGCCAAAACTTTTTTGATTTTTTTTCAAAAAAAGTCCCAGTCGGTGTTATTTATAAATAATATATAGTATCTTAAATATATTTCAATGGAGAGTCGTAACAATTTAAGCAGTCTGCTTGAACAGTTGATGATGGTCAACAACAACGCGGTCGAGAGTTTCGCGAAGGTGAACGAGGCGGTTACAAGCGAAGCCGACACCGTTACCCTCAATGTGGAGGACAAGGACGGCAACATAAGCAAGTACACTATACCTTCTTTCGGGTATCTCCGCCAGTGCATAGAGCGTCTCAACAACAACATAGAGGCGTTGTGCAATGTGGATGCCAACGGAAGTGCGGTTCGCCTTTCGGACGGTACATACCGCAAACTTATGACTATGCGCCTTCCGAGCGAAGCACCCACCATAACAAGCCTCAACACGATAAACGAGTTCAATGTGAAGAGCAACTACTTCTTCGAGAATATGCTCAACCCGCTCCTCTGCGTTGACATCGACCTCACTGGGAAGATACCAGACGACACGGAGAGGGTTATGGTCAAGCGTTTTCTCCTCAAGACCGATGGTTCGGAAAGGAGGAAGAATACATTTGACACGATGTTCAGGGGGAACAATGCCATCGACTACAACAAGTTCCTTGACACAATCGCAACGGAGAGGATAAAGTATGTGCTCGACGAGGAGATAGTTGACATACCCCCGCGCTCCAGACGCTTCACTGGGAGTTTCGATGTTCTCGGAATAACCAACAAGTCCGTCACCGAACTTGTGAACGGGGAGGAGATAGTTTCGAGCAGGAGGCTCGTAAGGCTGAACAAACTTACATACACGGACAACAGGGCTACATACACGGACACCCAGAAACTCGCGGTCGGGGATATGCTCGAAGTCGTGAGCAACCCGATTGACACGAGATATAAGATTACCAGCATAGACACGAGCACGAACACCGTCGTCCTCCAACTTGTCGAGGGGTACAGGAGCATCCGCGTGGGCGCGGGCTACTTCCGAGTTTACAGCGACAAGGATGTCGAGATGAAGGTTCAGGCTACCGTAGGCTTCGGGGAGAAGTGCGTCATATTCGTAAAGGCGGTTGACGGCAACAGCAACATTCCGTCCGACGCTTGGAGCGACGGGGTTGGCTTCGACAGCAACTCGCTCGTTATGAAGGACGGCAACGGAAATGCCGTGACATTGCAGCAGTATTACCAGAAGTATGTCGCGGACTTCGGTGCTATGATGATTGGCTATGCAAACGACTGGTATCCGACTTCGACGGAGGGTGTGAAACCGAACAAGCCCGTTCTCAATCAGGAGGACTTCAAGGTCTTGCAGATAAACAAGCAGACCACCGAACTTGACAGCGTGAAGAGGATAAAGGCTCTCAATGACGAGAAGCACAACCTTTCAGACCAGATAACGGAGAAGCGTTCGGCGATAGCCTCCCTGAAGTCGAAGATACAGACGACCAACTATGCGAGCGATACGCTTCGCCAGAACGACAAGTCGTTGCTCGAATCGAAGGTTGCCGAGTACCAGAACCTCGTCAACACATACAGCAGTACCGTAAAGGAGATTTCGGCGATAGCCGACAGCGACAGCCTCCTCTCGGTGAAGCCCAAATACCGCATACGCGGTTTCTGGGAGATGCCGAAGGAGAAGTCGAGCGATGCCACTGGCTTGCAGTCGATAATCCGCTTCAAGATAAGATACAGGTATCTGAACCCGCTCGGAGATGCCAACGCCACCGAGCAGATAGGCAAGGAGGCGAGCGGGGCGTTCAGCAACTGGAATATGACCGAGAGCGTACTGCGCGGAAGGAGCAAGTCCCCAGACGGGATATGGACTTGGGACAAGATAAACACCAACGACAGCGAGGCTGTGAACATAAACCAACTCGACATCCCGATTACGAAGGGCGAGAAGGTGGAGATACAGGTCGCAAGCGTGAGCGAGGCTGGCTATCCGTCGAACCCGCTTGTGAGCGACTGGTCGGACTCCCTCATAATGTCGTTCCCCGAAGAACTCTCCACCAACAGCGTTGTTGACGACATACTTCACGGGAACACCGCAGACGAGAGCCAGTTGCAGATTGACCAGACGCTTATGACACGCGGTCTCATATCGCACATAGCCGACAGTTTCTACGCGAACGAGATGACATTCGTGCATACCTCGCAGAGCATTGCGAGCGGGTTTATGAGTCCAGAGCAGACACCGATTTCGCTCTTCGAGAAACTTACGGAGTTGCAGACCACGGTGAACCAACTGCTCGATATAGTCGGCAACGCTATGGGCGAGATGATAGTTACCGTCACCGACGAAAGCGGTAATGTCTATAATGTTGACGAGAACGGGCTTCTCAAGATATATGCTGGAAGTTACAGCGATGAGGTCAGCAGGCTCAATGTCAAGAAGGGCGCGATTATCACGAAGAACTTTATGCTCAACATACACAATGTCGCGGACACTGGTCTCCGCTTGCAGAGCAAGTGCTACGGGAGCAGGACTTCTATGGTGGACGAGAGCGAGAACTGGGACGGCACGGCACGCGCATATATGCCGAACAGGAGGCTTGACAACGAGCATACCACGACATACAACCCGAAGGACAACGACTACAACTCATACTACAAGTACGACTGGATACCAGTCAACCTGTACGCCAACGAGCAGATTATGCCCGGAGTGAACTCGTCGTCCAACTATCAGTCGGCGCAGTGCAAGAACCAGTTTGTCAACCTTCGTCGCAGGAACATTTCCGACAACATATCCCTTTATGGCGATACGGTGGAGGAACTCGATTCGGATGTATTCGATTCGCACGAAGTCCAGTTCCAGCAGTCGGAAACCCCTGTCACGACATCCACTATCATATTTGACGGGCTTAACCGTGACGGGGATGCTGTCGTTTACGGCAATGTGAGCGACTTTGATGATGAGGGTTCGCATTTTGCGGTGCATACCGACCACCCGTTCGCTTCGCTTCGCCCAGATGAACTGAAGGAGAAGGTCAACGAGAGGCTCGGACTTACGGGGAGCGGCTATTCAATCAAGGCGACCAGCGTCAACAACTATCTCAAATATCTGTTCTCGCTTCCGAGAAACAGGGAGATTGAGATATTGAACATAAAGGCGTTGCCGTTGCAGACGACCAATTTGGTACAGGCTCAACTCGCAAGTACGCTTGGAGGCTCTGCCGACAGCAACAGCAACTCGAACAGCAACTCGAACTCAAACAGCAGTTCTGACTCAAACAGCAGTTCAAGCGCAAATGCAACCCCGCATACGATGGCTATGACGGCGCAGTTGGCGGTTGCGCCCGCTATGATAGGCGCGAATGTGAACACATCCACGAACACGAGTATGGCGAAGACCGTTGCGAACAGCAAGATAATGCAGCAAGTTCCGTTCGAGTATTACATAAAGTACATACCAGACACCGACATCGAGCAGAGCGGTGACACCCGCATAGGCTGGAATGTCGGGCTTGTCCACAAGATGGGCTATGACGACAACGACAGGTATCTGCTCGGCAAGGACACCTGCACGAGTTACCTTTTCCTGAATGTCGCGACGCACGAGGACATTCAGGTCGAGGGCGACAGCAGAAATTCGAGCAAGGTGATTACGGGAGGCACTATGGTTTCCATACCTTTCACATTCCAGTACCGTATGACCGACTACTGGGGCGAGGGCGACAGCGGGACGGGAAGGATTATGGGCGACTCGCAGGTTTCCACGACCAACAGGCTCAATATATCCAACATAAGGCTCGCCAACAGGCTCGGTTTCGATATCTGGCTTGGCAAGGACAAGCCGTTCAGTTTCGACATAGAGGTATATGCGAACTACGGCGAGACTTCGAGCAACATCAACCCAGCGTCGCTCATCCAGTTCAACTCCGCCACTATGACCACCGCAATCAACAAGTCAACGGCGAAGAAGAACAGCAAGCAGTCGCTCGGCACGATAGAGGAACTCAACATAGTCAAGCCGACACAGGTCAAGACGAAGAAATAGACACGGCGGGAAGGCGGGGCGACCTGCTTTCCTTCCAATTTATAGTCAATATATAACAGGATAGGAAATGATACACATCAGGAAGATAAACGAAAGGCTGTCGGATACGGGGAGCAGTTCCGTGAAGTTCGTGTTCGTTACCAGCGAGGGCGAGGAATACGGCAACGACGAGGTTATCGCGAAGGTCGTCGGCGGGAACGGCATAAGATGCACTGGCAGGCTTTCCGAGTATGCCGCCAGCACGGGCGTTGTGGTATTCAGGCTGTACAGCATAATCGACAGGTACAGCGAGATTATGGGGCTTATCGATGACATTCAGCGCAGTCCAGACGACTTCAATACGGTCTGCATACTTGTTGACAGCACGGAGGACGACGAGGTGCTGTTCGTGGAGAAACTCGAATCGCACATATCGAAGAAGGGTATGCGCTGTACGACAATCGGTGTTTCCCGAAGCGACTATAATGACTTGTACGACCGAGCCGTGAGGATGTAAAAACTCGAAATATAAATAATATGACCCGAAACAGTATTAAAACCGTTTAAAAGCATTGCAAGAATTAAATTCATAAATAATATGTAATGTATATGTATATCAGCCGATGATAACATTGAAGTTGAAATACGAGGCGAGCGATGAAGCGAAGGCTTTTATCCGTGAGTGCAGGCGGCAGTATTCGTCCGCGCTCCGCTTCGCGTACAACCGTGTCATCGGCGGCTGGAACGGCAAGCGGATTAGGGACGCGATAAAGTTCGAGTTAAATAATGTCGGGCTTATGGACAGTTATATGGCTTCGTGCGCGGAACAGGAGGCGAGTGCAATCTTCAAGTCGATAAAGAGTTCCGACAACCCAGATGCCAAATACATATTCGGCGGGCGTGGAAACTTCATCCGCCGTTGCAAGGGATTGATAACGAAGGAAGCGTTTGATGACAAACGGTTATCACCGCTATTGGTCGTGGGCGAGGCGAACTGCTTTGCCAACCGCAAGTTCCGCATAAACAATGATTTCCAGTCAATAACATTCCAGATTAACAAGAACAGCCATTATACGCTAAATCTAATCGGCATATACGGCAAGCGCAGGCGCACGCTTGAGAAACTGTATGAACTCCAGTGCGCAAAGGCAACGCCCATAACATACAAGTTGGATTCGGAATATGTATATCTGTCGTTCGACGAAACGCAGGTCGAGCACTACAGGCGCGACAACGCTATACAAAACCGAGTTATGGCTATTGATATGAACCCGAACTACATAGGATGGTCAGTCGTTGACTGGAAGGGCGAAGCCGATTATAATGTCATAAGGCAGGGTGTATTTTCGGTAAAGCCGATAAACGACATTGCACAACAACTATCGAAGTCCAAGACAGATTCGTCCGACCCGAAGAAAATATATGTGGCGGATAAGCGTCTGCACGAGGCATACGAGGTGTCGAAGAAGTTAATCCGTATATGCCTGCACTACCGCTGCGAGATGTTTGCAACCGAGGACTTGGATATACGGGGCAAGGATTGTGGGCACGGAAAGAAATACAACCGTCTTGTCAATAATAACTGGTGCAGGAACAGCCTTGAACTTAACTTGCAGAAGCGTTGCAACATATTCGACATAAAGTTCCTGAAGGTCAAGCCGAACTACAGTTCGTTTGTCGGCAACTTCGTGTTTAGGCATTTGAACCTTCCCGATATGGTTCTGGCATCAATCGAAATAGGCAGGCGTGGATATGAGTTCAACCAGCAATACATAGAAAAGAAAAAAGATATTAAGCGCAACATAGTGTTTCCAGATTATGAAGCCTACAGAGCGTCCATCTCCAAGTCGTTGGAAGAATTTGGTCTGGACGACGGCACGAGCCTTCTGGAAGCGTATGATGCGTTAAAAAAGTCTGGAGTCAGATACAGGCTTTCCTTCGACCGTTGCGGGACAAGGTTTTCGAGGTGCTTTTCAAAGGCGAGCCTAATATTAAAGAGTTTAAACGGTTTTTAATATGAATGATAAAAAGCAATATCTGGAGCGCGGGAGTTTTGTTTCCATTCTGCATTTTTCCTCCCGCGCCCCATTTGTCGAAAAATGCGGTTATGGAATATTCTGGCTCGGCGGACGGGCGTTTCTTCGGAGGCGGGAAACCGTGCAAAAAGTCAAAATATAAATAATAGCGAAAGAATAATGTTTTGTTTTTAAACATTAGTTATAGGAGAAGAAAACTTGGTTGACGAAAACAATACATTTCTTTAAGGAAGGCACTTGAGGTTTGATTTTGCCGAAACAGTGCAATATAATAGAATATAATAAAGTTATGTATTTGAACTTAAACGAAAATCAGATTCAGCAGAGTTGGGCTAACCACATCAAGGAATCTCTTGGTGTAACCGACAATACCAAGTTGAACTGGATGAGCAAGTACGCTTACTTCCATTCAATGAACGAAAAGATGTTAAACGAAAGCGTTGACGGTCACGCACATCTTAATCCTAATATGACCATCGGCGGTATGGGTAACATCGCTTTCCCAAGCGCACAGACACGCGCAGCATACGAACCGGGCTTGGCAGGTAGCGGTGACAAGACTTTCTCAACCCTTCCATTGGGCTTGCAGATTGCCGCACAGACTATCGCACTCGACCTTTTGTATGTTGTTCCAATGAGCACACCTCACGGAACACAGCAGTATCTTGACTATGTATATGAAGGCGGACGCATCCATCCAAGTGACCCGTTTGCAACTTCAAACTACACTGGCAAGAACACCGCTTCCCCTTATATGATTAAGGTTAACGCGAAGTTCGCTATCGAAGGCGAAGGCGAAATGAAGTATCGCTTCACCCCTAACCGCAAGTACGCTTTCTTTGACAAAAACAACGAGCAGATTACGGATTACGAATTGACATTCTTGTATCCTGACAGGGTTGACGGTTATCCATTATTCAGGGTAATGGAAAAGGCTTACCATTCAGAAAAACCAGTTCTCGGCGGAGAAGGTGCGGAAAAGTCTATCTACGAACTTGTAAACGGACTTTATGCAGGTGAAGGTGAAACCCCAGCATACACACTTGAAGAAGTTGGACAGTCAAGCCCAGTTCTTTTCGAGTGCATCGGTTTCGCAAACGGTCTTGAACCAGTTGAAAATGTAAAGGCTCTCCAGAACCATATCGCTTCTTACAGCGGTCGCGGTTTCTTGGGCGAAAATCCTGCTACCGACTATCGTGCATACAGCCGTGGTCTCGGTGAGGAAACCCCAGCAAGACAACTTGGTTTGAAGTCGTTCGACATCGACTACAAGGCTGACACCATCAAGGTAAGCGCAGCAATCACCCGCGAACAGGTACAGGACTTGAAGGTTTACGGTATCGACGCAGTAGCACAGGTTGAGGCGAAGTTGGCTGACGAGTTGACACAGACCATCAACAAGCAAATCCTCCAGAAGATGTTTACTCTCGGTGCTATCAACGCAAAGCAGGTAGAGGAAGTAGAATCTCCTGTTGCTGGTGTTAGCAAACTTTCCGCTTACTTCACAAACGGTACTCCTTCAAGCGACACCGCACAGATTTGGTTGGGCTTCGACCGTGACGGCGAACCTATCACAGTAGGTGCAAAGGCAGTCAACATTACTGCTGGCGGTGAAGTAATGGGTACTATCCAGAGGCGCATTATGTCGAAGATACTCTATGCTTCGCAGGTAATCCACGTTCGCGGTCGTTTGGGACAGGGCAACTTCGCAGTTGTATCTGGAACAATCGGTGCGGTTTTGCAGGACTGCGCAGGATTTATGCCTTACCCGATGAGCAACACTCTCGGTGTTAACAAGAGCCTCTACCCAATCGGTAGCCTTTCGGGAATTTCAATCTATGTTGACCCGAATATGAAACTTGACGATATGCGTATCCTCGTTGGTCGCAAGGGCAAGGAAGGCGAACCCGGCTTGATGTTTGCTCCATATCTGCTTGCAGAAAAAGTGGAAACCACTTCGGAGTTCACATTCGGTCCCGTTATGGTAATGAGTTCTCGTTACTCAATCGTTGAGGTTGGTCACAATCCACAGTTGCAGTATGTAACTTTGGGTATCAAACTCGAAGGCGTTGACATCATCTAATTGACGGTCAGAGCATAATTATAAAAGGGGTGTGCATCGCATACCCCTTTTGTTTTGCCCAGACGCGAGCCTCACTTGAAGGAAATCCTCGTTATGCCCTCGTATGTGAACATCTCGTCCACGAACTCGACATTATCGCCCTTTCCCTTCTTGACCGTCTCGAATGTCGTGACGACCATCTTGCCGTCATCTCCGATTGTGATTTCATCAAAATCGTCCTCGTTCCCGATGAGGCATAGGCTCTTGATGTACTCGCCGTCCCTGTAAAGTTTTGCTTCCTGCGCTTCCATACTTTAAAATGCTATTTGTTGTCTATATATAATATATGGGGAAATTTCCATCTTTTCATCGGCAAAGGTAGCAAATCCCAGCGGAAACGCAAAATATAAATAATAGTAGAATAATATAACTGAATTGAATATGGTACATATTTTAAGATTGAACGAAATGGCTAACACTACATACGGCAGTGTTCGTGAATATTTCAACCGCTTGCTTATGGAAGTCGTTGAGCGTGGTGCAAAAGAATATAGTTATGCTACTTACGATGGTGTTGATTACGCTCCGATTGAAATTGGAGAAGATTTTTGTGGAATGTCATCACAATCACCAGTTTCTCGCATAAACTCTAACAAGATTACAAACGCTTTCGAGAAAGAGTGTAGAAATAAAGGTCTGGACAATAACAATGCGGATTTTGATTTTATGTGCAAAAACGAGATAACAATAGATTTAACCAACGATAAAGCACCTGTACGCAAAGGTGGGTATAACTTTGGTAAATATAAAATCAACGAGATACCATCGGTAACGATTAGGACACAATCAACGCTTATGGACATAGATGGATGCGGTGAATATGAAACCGACGATTTCTTTAAAGAAGAAGTTGTTTTCGACCAACCTATAATCGTTGCCAATGGCAGTCCGTATCTTTCAAAGAGAGATGAGGCTAAACTGGTTGCCGTGATGAAAAGGGCAGCGGACGCACTCTTTGAACATTACAACTAATATATCCTACCGTTATACACAACGAACGCCCAGCCCGACCAAGTGTTTCCAAGCACTGTCGGGCTGGCGGTGGTTAAGGCGGTAGCAGAACACATCAACATACTCCTGCAAATGCCTTGTTAAGATTGTGATATTTAGCCCAGTGGTTGCTGGGCTTATTTGTTTTGTATGCAAGCGTTATCGTTCCGAATATAAATAATGTATAGTGTTTTTCCACGATGACAAAGAAATATGTAGATATAGACCGCTCCCCGTACTCGTTGCACGACATTCCGAGTTTCGGGCTTCTCCGCACCAATCCGAAGTTGAGCACCAATGCTCGGATTATGACCAATGGGGAAGGCATCTGGCTTGAAAGTTTCAACGCTCACGAGACGCTCGCAAACGAGTCGTACAAGCACTTTCGGGTAAGCCCCGATTCGATATACAACAGGGACTTGGCGAAGTTCTATGCCGACACGGACTACTCGTTGCCCTATGTCGTGGGGCAGGAATACTCCGATATGGGCATAAAGGACAGGTATTCCCAGCAGTACGAGACTATGTACTGGTACGGGTGCGAGTACATTGACAGCCTCGAATATGACGAGGAGATGGGCTTGCTTGCGCCGTTGTGGATTGGTGAGCAGTTCCCCGACTATTTTGTCATATTCAGGATTGACGACCCGTCGTACCTCAATATGAAGGAGTGGCTGGAAACGCATACCGAGAACGACATTATGGAGGATATGGACTTCAAGAGGGACATACTCGACAGGTGCGACATCGTGTCCTGCTTCGACCTCCGCGACAGGAAGAGTCCGCTCGGCACATACCTGCACAACTACATTTCACAGACGGACTTTCCCCCGACACCCCTTGAGGTTAGCGTGGAGAGGACGCACGAGACGACATACTGCGGTATCGACATAGTGAACGGCGGGTTCAAGCGCATATCGGAAATGCAGCACCCCCACTACTTCGAGATTGACGAGCCGATAACCGACTTCGACAGTTATACCACATTCGGCTTCGAGAGGCACAGGCTCGCCTGCGCGAATGTCCTCAACATAGAGTTCCTGTTCAACGACAGGAAGGCGGACGAGTTCCGCTTCACCAGATACTTCGGTCTGTACTGCAACAAGGTCGGGCTTGAGAGGTTTACGCTCGACTTCGACTACCTCTACACCGACAAGTATCTCCTTTCTGGCAGGAAGGTGGTGTCCGACAAGGACGGCGTGCTTGTTCCAGTCAGGTACATTTCCGACGGGCGGGAAGTGAGCCTTCCCGTGAACTATACGGAGGACGGGCGGACGGTACAGTGGCTTGCCGACCGTTCCTGCGTGTGCTTCGCGGAGTCCCGACTGGGGTTGAGGAAGGTCGATACGGAGAACAACGGGGTTGACGGAAAGATACGCATAGTCGATAAGGAGATTGACCTCGCGGAGTTCGCTGGCTTCACGGAGGACGAAACCCGTATCGAGGCTGTGCGGAATGCGAGGTCTTGGGACTTCCAGCAGATATACTTCGACATCATAGGCGACATACCGCCGCTTGTCCGCATAGAGTTGCGCTGCGACGGGGTGGCGGTGGGACACATAATGACGGCATACAAGGATGATATTCCAGACGACGACCACTATGTGGAGGGCTGGCAGGACGGGATATACTTCTGCGGGAGGAACTCGGACAAGTCCAAACTCGCAAGGATGGTCAAGAATGCGTTTCGGTCAATGGGGCTGGACGGCTTTGATGTGTACTGCTACCGCAACAGGGTGATAATAAGCACAATGAACAGTGCCTGCAACCCATACGAGATTGTGGTGTGCGGGCTTGACACGGATGACGGGTGTGACGGCATATTCTCCTTCAACACCCTTGTCCACAGGAGAACGGATGTCGTCAACTATGCTTCGGTTACTCCTGCGGTGGACGAGAACGACGAGGTTATGGTCGGGGACGACAACGAGCCGATACTTGTGAACTCGGTTGTCGGGGACACGGAGTATGCCTTCGTGTTCACTCCGAGAAACCAGAACGAGAGCATAACGGTCGGCGCGGACGACATATCGGTATTCGACCACAAGGAGGGGACTTTCATAAGGGCGAACATAGGGCGAGGTTTCTGCGAGGTTACGGGCATAGCCCAGTGCCTTGACAATATAACGGTCAACGAGGACGGGGTGATAACCGACTTCACCGACGGTATGAAGTACATTGTGCTTGTTGACGGTCAGGGCATAATAGTCGAGCAGGACAGCGTATCAATATATAGGCAATTTATAGCGACCTTCGGGGTGCTGTCGTTCTTCCCCCTGAAGGACTTTGACACATATACATCGGAGGAAGTTTCGATATACGGGGATATGGGCGAACTTGCCCTTGAACTCGATGTCTATTCGGACGATGACGATGAGGGTGGCGCGGACAGCGACGGCGAAGGTGGTGACGAGGGCGAAGGCGGTGGCGACGAGGAAAGCGATGACGAGGACAGCGACACCGACAGCGAGAACGCCGATACAACGCTTCCGTTGCGGGGCACGATACATTATTCGGACGAACGCGGGGAACATCCCATCGAAATAGAAGTCGATACGGAGTTTACAAACTCGGAGGTCGTGTGTACGGTGACGAATGCGCCGAACAACAACATAAACGATAACAATATAAATCCTGTTGAACAGGACGATGCCATATACGAGATTGAGATAAAGTTCAAGGCGAAGCCGAGCGGGGGCGGAGGCAGCGGCATAGATGTTGACGACACATTCGAGTACCCGTCCCTTTACGGTGACATAACATCGGAAACTTCGGACAGCATAACGAACGAATATGACAGGTACTACGAGAACTACAATGCGGAGAGTTGCCTTGTCAGCAAGGTAGTCCCGTATATCGGGAAGTGGGTTCAGCAGTACAAGGGCAACAATGTCCGCGAGAAGAGGTACAGGCACTTGCCGAACAATGCGTTCGGGGAGTTCAACTTCTCGCCGAGCGTCTATAACGACAACCTCGACCCGAAGGCGTTTACGCAGGAATGGATGTACATAATGGACAGGTATCCGTTCGCAAAGGGCGAGGACTACCACAAGGGCTGGTCTTATCTCGGCTTCACGGAGAAGGACATTCTTCCGAACAGGTGGGACGGAAGCGTGGTGGACAGGCTTCTTTCCGTTGACGGGGGTGATTTCTTCACGCAGATATTCTCCTGCGACACCGCGCCAGTGTACGGGCTTCTTGACAACAGTGCCGAAGTCACGGCGGTCGAGGACAGCCTTTCGTACAGGGACAGGTGGAGCATATTCTCGCACGGCACTGACGACTATCCGAGCGTAACATATTTTCACGGCATAGGGATAGAGGCACTCGAAAAGACGGACGAGTCGCAGGCAATCGACAACAATATGAACAGCCTCCGCACCGCAAGTACGGGCGGCTTGAACGGATACAGGTTCAGTGCGGTCATCGTCCCGACTGACGACTATGAGAGATACAACCTTCCGTTGCAGATAGTCCGCAACGACAAGTTCAAGTTCATCTGTGTCGTCAAGTATGTCCAGAATGTGATTGCATACAGGGACAATGTTGTGGACGAGGACGGAATACTCCGCCCCCGCAGGGAATGGGGGAGCGAGGTGGAATACACGAATGCGCTCCAACTCACGAGGACTGTGCTCTACAACTACCCTTCCATCAAGTCCGAAAGGAAATACTGCACGGAGGGCAACGGGGTGGTGCGTATCGACCTTGTAGGTGACGGAGTGTACGACTTGTATGCGCCAGACGGTACATTTATGAAGGACATAGTTGACTACGAGAGGAATACAATCGTTACATATAACTCCCAGATTCCGACACTTGACGGAAACATATTCAAGGTCATAAGGAAGATAAGCGACACTACGGTCAGGTGCAGGCATATCACAGAACCGGAGCATCATCAGTCGAGCGTCACCCCCAACAGCAGGTACTCGTACATAATCGTAAACCGCGAGAAGTCGGAGATACTCGGCTCGTATGACGGGTGCATATTCAGCAACATATTCCACGTAGTCAACACCGAGCAGAAGGGGACTGTAAGATATCATCAGGTCGGGGACGACGGTGTGGTCAGGACAAGCGTGTATGCTGGCGAGGAGGGTGCTGGCGAGCCGTCCCGCAACTGGAACTACTGCATACACTTCCTGCCGAGGATAATCAACGCCAAGTACAACTACCTTGTCCCGACGAAGAGCATCGCGTCGCAGAGCATAGAGTATGTGACGAGGGGGTACAGCATTTCCCGTATGGTTCGCAACGGAGGCTTCTACGAGCCTCTTTTCAGGGACATACTTTATTTCAAGGATGCCTTCACGGGAGAGTATATGCTCGGCACTGCCGACGGGAAGCAGGTGGAGTTCCTCCGCAGGACGCGCGGGGCGCATACCGAGTTCGCTTGGAAATACGAGGGCTTCGGGCTTCTGCCAGTGCTTCACTTCCACAGGGTGAACGGCGGGAACACATCCACAATCCAGTCCGCCAATACGGTCGTGGCGAAGAAGAAACTTATGCCGCTCGCCAACATAGTTCCGTTCGGCACGAGGTATGGTGTCAATGTGTTCGGCTCGAACTTCGACCCGTACTACTACACGCTGACGATAAACACGATAAGGGAGCGTTTCGTACACGGCACTTCGAGTATGGCGGAGCACAAGAGTTTCTTGGGGAGCAAGCAACTCGCCCTTCCAGACGAGATTTCAGCCGATGTGTTCGACTATTCGGTGAGGGAGTCGAGGACGGTTTTCCTTGCCAAGACGGATGTGGTCGCTTCGACTGCGGAGAAGAAAGACGCGATAACATTCTCGGTCAACGGGGAGAGGATACTCCGCAAGTCGTTGCACGAGAGCCTGCGCCCAGAGATGGAGAAGTGGGTTGCCGAAGTTTTCAGTTACGGGGACAAGGAGACGATAGACGACGACATAGATGCCTACATAAACGAGAACCTCCTCAAACTCTACAGGATAAAGGACATCTCGCTCTGGGTGAAGGACGCTTCGGCATACTCGCCAGTTCAGGACTACTCGTACTTCGGGGTGGACGACACGGGCAAGTACACGGACGGGCTTCGCATCACGGACGATGTTACGAAGGGCGTATATGCTTCGGGCGGGCTTAACACCAAACTTGTCTATAACATAAAGAAGAAAAAGAACTACTGCTTCGGTATGAGCATAGTGTTCGAGAGAAGATAGTTATAAATAGGCTATATATTAAAAAAGGCGGTTGTTACACCGCCTTTGTATTTTATGCCTCCGCACCGCAATAGATTGTCCGACAGCAGTCCGTTCCGCCGTCGTCCGTTTCATAGTACCGCTTGCGCTCGGCGATGATGCTTTCTATGTCGAGCAGGTCTTTAAAGGTACAGCACCCGAAGGTCACGCACTTTGCCGACTTGGTTGCCCCGCAACCGCGCTCGTCATATTCGAGGCACACCATATCCTTGCCGTAGCCTCCCTCGTCCCTGACCGAATACACCGACACGGAGTTGAACTTCTCGTATGGCACATCTGGCTGGTAGGTGTCCGAGAAGGCATCAAGGAAATATTCCCAGTCCTCGAACGAGCGTATATGGGAGACTATTGCCTTCTTCTCGGCTTCGAGCAGTATGATGTCCGCCCTTATCTTCATATAGCGTTCAGCCGCCCGTTCGAGCGTCTCGCCTATCTTTTCGTCCCTCAACGGTGCAAGGCACTGCCTCTGGAACTTCACGATGTCCGTCTTGTGGATAATTCCGTAGTTTGAATTTGATGACATAATATGCTTTGGTTGTTAATTGTTAGCAGTATCCTCTTTTAATGTAGTAGATTATTTCGGTTGCAACTTCATCAGCATTTCTTGACCGCACATCTTTTATTGATTTACCATCACGGTTGCGCGGGTTGTAAGTGTTTTTATACATTACAACACTATAAATTTCGTCAGTTCTTTTATCGAAAGTTACATCAACAATAGGGTCACTAATTGCACTTTCAAACCTATAAAAGCCATATAATTTATTATCACTTCTTCTCTTGGCACGAAGTTCAAAGGGTCCGCAACCTTTCACGACCTTATCATACACTTCGCTTGCCTTTGGGGTTTGGGAAGCCATTTCATCAATTCTTCTAATGTGTACCATTTCGATAAATTATATACTAATTTATTTATATTTCCACCGAACTGTCCTTTGGTGCGTCCGCAGTATCGGCTTTCGTGCCGTGCGCTTTCTTCCGTCTCTTTCTCCCCACGCATACCTCTCCGACTTTCTCATATATTATGGTCGGCTGAATGTCGAAGCCCATATCTTTCATACTCGGTACTATCGGCATATCTATTCCTCCCCTGATGTTTTTAATGTTTCGCATCCGTTCTCCGAAAGAAATCCGTTGAACTCGTCAAGCGTAGTCCCCTCGCCCTCTGGCTTGCCGTTGTCGTTGAAGCCCCACAGCCACACTGGTTCGTCCTCCGAGCCGTCGTTCCCGCACATCGAGTTTATCGCATATACCTTCGTGTCGGGGTGCTCATAGAGCGGTGTGAAGTCGAACGGGAAGTCCAAGCCTTCCTGCAAGACGAACCCGCCCTTCAGCAACATTTCCTCCGTGAGCAGTTTCTTTTCCATATCATTGCGCCTTATGCTCCCGCGAGTATCCACTCCGCGAGCGAGTCCATATCATAAAGTATCGGGTTGTCGTCCCCATCGTGCGCCATTGCGTTTTCCTTGCACGGCTCGGCATCGTTCTCCTCAAGGTGCGGGAGGTACTCGAATATGTACCACTGCACATCGTCGAAGAGTTCCTTGTCGCCCCCGCAGAGTTCCATAATGTAGTCGTCCGTCATCTTCGAGAAGTTCTCGTAGAGCGTCGTCTCGAACAGGTCTATGCCAGCATCGTGGCACTTGTCTATGAAGTTGTCCGCCTCCTTCTGCAACCCGATTACTTTGTTTAGTTTTGCCTTCCACGCTTCCTTGTCCGTGCGCCTTGAATGCTCGTAGCGGATACCGCTTACGAACATAGCCCGTGCGAGTTCATCACCTTCGCCCTTGTACTTCCTGTTGTTCCTGTACGCCCTTTCAGAAGCCTCCTTCTGTGTCAGCGTCCCGTTGTTCTTTTTTGTTGCCATCGCCTTTATCGTTTTTCGTTGCCAATTACTTTCATTTCCTCGCACAGCCTGCACCAGACTTCATCGCCAGTGTCCGTGCGCAATATTCTGTAGAAGTCCATATAGTCCTCGCCTATGCCCTCGTACACACCTTCGGCTTCACCGCAGGAAATCCGCTTGCCGTGCCTTTCGTAATACTCGTCTATGAGTTGGTCGAGCATAGGATTTTCGCCTCTCGGTGTCGCGGTTATCTCCGCTTCGGAGAATATGTGCCTTATGCCCCCTTCCTCGAAGTGCAGGTATGCCCGTTGCAGGTCGTTCAGGTTCGAGTACAGACCCCGCCCCTCGTCCGTGTATGTTATCTCGCCTTCGCGCTCGCAGAGTATCACGAGCCTGCGCAGGCTGGAAATCGCATTGTACATATTGAACAATGCGTCTTCCATCTCCAAGTATCTGTTCCCGTCAAGTATTGTCGCTGGCATAACTACTCGTTTTTGTCCTGCTTTTCATCGGAATTGCAACTTTGCGGCTTGCCCCACCCAAGTTCCTTGAGACCAAAAAGGTCACGGACTTTCGGATTAGCCACTGCGCTATGCTCCAATAGCGCGACCTCGCCCGTCATTTCGACGAGTTCTCTGCCATCTACAACCCTACCGTCCTTTTCGAGAAGTTTGCGCATCCGACCGTTGGCGTTGCACGCAATTTCAAGGTGCTTTCTGGACAACGCCACAATTTCATTCCTGATGGCTGTCATTTCGCGTTCCGCATCGTCGCGTATCGCTTTCATTTTTTCCAAGGTCTCCTCGTCCAGTTCATATACATCGCCGACAATCTCATTGGTGCTTTCCTTTTCGAGCCGTTTGAGGAGCATATTCCAGAAACAATCTATTCTTCTTTCGTTCATAAGTTCATTCTGTGACGACACATCGAGTGTTTCGTACTTATGAAAATTCGCATAATAGCGGAAGAACCACGAATCGTGCGTTATTTCAGGAACAGTATCGCTGATAACCATTTCGCAACTTTTCTCTGGGTTGCCGTTGATGTCCTTGTCGAATATATCGACAACCCCTGCATAAAATTTCTTTTCGCTCATTTAACTATTTAGTTAGTTAGTTTCATCATCTTGTTCAACTTCGACCTGCGCAGTGCAAGTAACGCCACTGCACTCGAAAGTTACCGTTTCGGTCTTCGGCTTCAGGGGTATCCAATACTTGCGGTGTATCGCCTCCCCGTCAACATCACCCCAACGGCACGGCTTTATGCACCTGTAGCAGTCCGTGTCCATTACGAGTTCGTCAATCACATCGGGGTACTCCTTGCAGGTCACTTGGAACGCCTTGTTGAGCCTTCGAGCCTGCCACCAGTTGACAAGGCGAACAAGCCCTATGAGCCTGTTGAAGTCGGCAATGCCCCCGCGAAGCCAGCCGAACTGCGACTTCCTGTACGGGATGAGATAGTGGTCTAACTTGAACCACAGTTTCGTCCACCAGTTAGCACCCCACCATATCCTGTAACCGCAGAAAAGCGAACCGATGCTTCCGTCCCAGAACGAAAGAAATTCGTCCCTGTAGGTTCCGTATTTCTCCTTCCCGCATACTGGCATCAACGCCCACTCGCGTATGCGTTTTTCCAAAGCGTCAATCGCGCTGTAAAGGTGGTCTCCGTGCTCCTTGAACCACTGGTCGCCCCATTCGTGCATTTTATCGCTCCTTTCTATTTTTATCACCAACACCGAACCGAACGGTAAACATATCGTCAAGGCAGTCATTGCTTGCATCGACCATCCATAGCCGCAATCCGCTATCG